GCGCGAGCGACTGAGGCAACGTGCGTGCCGCGAACGCCGCCGCAAGGCACGGCTGGCGACATGACCGAAACCCGCGGCGCCCGCGTAATCCGCTTTATCGAGCGGCACTGTCTAGTGCCCGAGGGCGAGCTAGTCGGCCGGCCGATGGAGCTCGCGCCGTTTCAAAAGCGGTTCATTCTCGAAGTGTACGACAACCCGCACGGCACGCGCCGCGCGCTGCTGAGCATGGCCAGGAAGAACGCCAAAACGACTCTAATCGCCATGCTCGTGCTCGCGCATTTGATCGGGCCCGAGGCTAAGCAAAACTCCCAAATCGTTTCCGGCGGCCTGACACGCGGCCAGGCCGCGCTCGTGTTCGACCTGGCCGTTAAATGCGTGCGCCTTAACCCGCGGCTGGCGCGCCTGGTGCATATCGTGGATTCGCTTAAGCGGATGAAAGGCCTGGCGCTCAACACCGAATATCGAGCGCTGAGCGCTCAGGCCGGCGCCGCGCATGGCCTGTCGCCGCTCGTGGCAATCCTAGATGAAATCGGCCAAATCGACGGCGAGTCCTCGCCGTTCATTGAAGCTATTACGACCGCGCAAGGTGCCTACGCTCGGCCGCTGCTGTTCGGCATATCGACTAGCGCGCGCTCGGACGCTTCCATGTTCTCAATCTGGCTAGACGACGCGAAGCGCACGCGCGACCCGTCCATAGTTGTGCACGAATACCGCGCGGCCGACGGATGCGCCGTCGACGATCCGACGGCGTGGGCGGCCGCTAACCCGGCGCTGGGGCTGTTCCGCGACGCCGGCGACCTGGCCAAAGCGGCCGAGCGCGCTAAGCGACTGCCAAGCGAGGAAGCGGCCTTTAGAAATCTCTACCTCAATCAGCGTATAGCGCTCGAGTCGCTATTCATTGCGCCGGCGCTCTGGCAGGGCAATGACGGCGCGCCCGAGCTCGCCGTGATGCGCGCCAATAGCTCGGCGATCGGGCTCGACCTATCGGCACGCGGCGACCTCACGGCCGCCGTGATAGCGGCCAGGGACGAGGAAACCGACGGTGGCGCCGTGCACTTGCTGCCATTCGTCTTTACGCCGCTCGGCACGATCGGCGAGCGCTCGAGGCGCGACCGAGCGCCCTACGAGCAATGGGCGAGGGACGGCTATATGGTCGCCGTACCTGGCGACGTTATCGAATACGACTACGTCGCCGCGTACCTGGCGCGTGAGCTCGAGGCGCTGGGGCTCGAGCCGGCCGTGGTCGCCTTTGATCGCTGGCGGATTAAGGAATTTCAGCGCTCGGCGATGGATTGCGGTTTTGCAGGCTCGGCCGACTGGCAAGCGATACCGCAGACCTACAGCGGCATGTCGCCGAGGCTCGAGGCGTTCGAGTCGCTACTGCTGCAGCGGCGACTACGCCATGGTGGCCACCCGTTGCTCACGATGGCCGCCGCTAACGCCGTCACTAAGCTGGATCCGGCCGGCAACAGGATCCTAAACAAAGAGCGCGGCCGCCGGCGGATTGACCCGCTCGTGGCGGCCGTTATGGCGGCGTTCGCCGTCTATGACGGCGCCGGCCAGGCTTTCGACGCCGAGGCCTGGATAGCGTGAAAGTTCACCGTTGAACCCTGGGGGCGGCTTCGCACAAAAACTCAAAAATAGGTGACTGCATGGGATCGCACATCGTGAACGGCAAATTCCAGTCCGACAAATACCCAGCGTGTCCACCGGGCAAGGTGCCGCTTAGCGTCGAAGATAAAACCGCTCAGGATTTGCTCTGGGTTTACGCGCAGCGCAGAAGAAAGGTTGATGCGGAATTTTCGACCGATTTGGAAGCGGCCCTCAGAGCGGCCGGCTATGAACCGCCGAATCTGGAAGGCGCACCCGAGTTGGCGCACTACATCGCCACCGCGCACGGCTACATCAAGCCATCATGAGTTTTTGTGCAAAGCCCCTGGGGGCGACCGCCGGCGGCCAATAAAGCCGATTTTCCATAATCCAAGATTTAGTGTAGGACGGCCGATCAGTGGCACCATTACGGGGGAAGCCAATGCCCGGCCTGGCACTGTTCCGCGCCTGTTCTACCCTGATCGTAAAGGCCGTTGACGACGCCGAGCGCGTCATTGAAGGCGTCGCCTCGAGCTCGGCGCCCGACGGCGCCGGCGACGTAATCGAGAGCCGCGGCGCCGTCTTTGAAGTGCCTATGCCGCTTCTCATGCAACACGATCGCAAAGAGCCGATCGGCAATGTAGTCGCCGCCAAAGTGAGCGACTCGGAAATCACCATCCGCGCCACGGTCGAGAAAGACACCGGGCTCGAGTATGTCGAGCGCGCCTGGAAGCAGCTTAAGGCCGGCCTGGTCAAAGGCCTGTCGATCGGCGCGCAACCACTCAAGGCCGAGCCGATACTGGACGCTAAGGGCCGCATGACCGGCGTACGATATACCGCCTGGCGTTGGCTCGAGCTCAGCGCCGTAACGCTGCCGATGAATCTCGACGCCACGATTGACGTGGTGCGCAGTTTCGACCCGTGGGGAGCTGTCGCGTTCGCGACACGCCACGATCTGCAGGCCGAATTACTCGAGGGAGCCGGCCCGGACGGGCTTCGCCACGAGCTCGAGGACAAATCCTACGAGGCAACCCGCGCGCGCGCGATCGCCGCCCTATCGGCGAGCCGGCGCGCTACCTATCGAGGGCTCACCCCATGAACGTTTCCGAAAGCATTACGCGGCTGGCGCAAGCTCAGGCCGCGGACCAGGCGACGATCGACGGCCTTATTGGCCAGCTCGACAAAGACACCGGCAACACAACGGTAAAGGCGCAGCTCGACCAGCTCGCCGACAAGATGACGAAGGACGCCGCGGCGCTCGTCACTTTCCAGAATATCGAAAAGGCGCAAATGCGCGCCGCGCTGCCGATCGCACCGGCAATCATTCACCGGCGGCCGACTGAGGAAGTCAAAGCCGATCACATTTTCCGCGCCGGCGTGGTCATGCTCGACTCGTACTACTCGCGCCGATCGCATCAGGAAGTTTTGAAGGAACGTTATCCGGGCTCGCAGCTCACGGCGGATCTGTGCTGCCTGGCGCTCAATCGCGAAAGCGCCGGCCGAGGGCATGATGTTCTGCGCAATGAGCTGCTGACTCGCGCGGCACAAGACCCGGCTTTTACGTTCGTGCCGGGCTATGCTCAGGAGCTCGTGCAGCAGACTTACGCGGCGTTTCTCGACGTTCTCAAAGGCACGAGCGCCGTGGCCAAGGTCAATTTCCGTTCCGACTCGTTCGCCAACGGCTCGCCTATCGTGGTCCCGTATCGCGTGACCAAAGAGGCCGCGCCTAACAATTTCGAGGCGGCGTTTAGGCGTGAGGGCGACCCGATTCGCGTCGGCCGACTGCGGACCGCGGCCAAGACGCTCTATCCCTATTCCATGGGCGTTATCGGCACGTTCTCCCGCGAGCTGCTGCGGCGCTCGACGCCGTCAATCGAGGGCCTGATACGCCAGGCCATGATTGATGACACGGCGAGCATTTTGGACAATCTCGTTTTCGGCGCGACCGCGGCGATTACCGGCGTTCGGCCGGCCGGCCTCACGAATGGAATCGACCCGGCCGATACGCACGCCGCGACCGCAACGCCGACGATCGCCGACATTGACTCGGACCTTAACAAGCTGGTGAAGCAGCTTACGGCCGTGCGCATGATGGGCGGCCCGAATACCTCCTGGGTCATGAACACGGCCAACGCCGTCGCTCTGTCGAGCCTGGCCAACGCCATGATGCAGCCCGTATTTCCCGGCGTGAGCGCGACCGGGGGAACGTTGAAGGGCTACGCCGTGGCGACCTCGTCGTATTTCCCGCTCGACCAAATCTTACTCGTCGACGGCGACGGCGTTTTCCTGGCCGGCGGCGTGCCCGAGTTCGAAATGTCGACCGAGGCGACGTTGCACGAGGAAAACGCCACGCCGCTGCCTATCCACGCCGCGGCCGCCGCGACGCCGGTACGATCGCTCTATCAGACCAACTCGGCCGCGCTGCGCATGATCGAAGAAATCTCCTGGGATGATCTGCGCACCGGCGCCGTGCAGCAGCTAACCGGCGTCGCCTGGTAGGAACGAAGGGGGCGGCCGTTTCCTATGGCGGCCGTTCGACTCGAGAGAGCGGGGCGTATTGCAGGCGCCGCGCTCTCTCACTTTTCGAGGGGAAGCCATGGCACTCGCTCAGCATCGACTCTACGCGTGGGTATGGCAGGGCGACGCCGTCGACCCGCGTACCGGCCTTTTGGAAATGACGCGCGCTCAGTTCACGGCCTACGGCGCGCGCGCTCAGGATCTACGCGTTGGCGGCCTTCACCTTAAGCCGATCACAAACGAGCTCTACGAGGCGCCGCCGCTCGCCGACGGCCAGGCCGCACCGCCGGCGACAATGTCGCGACAACGTCGCCGGCCGCCGCGCGGCGAGCTCGAGGCCTAGCACGTGGGGCCGATCGCCTGGCTACGGCGCGCCGTCGGCGAGGGAGCCTGGCGCATGGCCTACGGCCGAAGCATCGAAAGCGGCCGGCTGTTTGACATACCTTTTGGCAACGGATGGGAGCGCGGGCTAACGATCGCCGGCGGCCCGATTGACGGCCGCGGCGTGCCGGCGGCCTTTGCCTGCGTCATGGCCAACGCGCGCGCCATCGCTCAATGCCCGGCCGAGCACAAGCGACTCACGGCCGCCGGCAAGCACGAAACCATTACGAGCTCGCCGGCGTCGCGACTGCTGCGCGACCCCAACGGCTATCAGACGTTCAATCAGTTTCTATTCAATATCGTGGCCGGCCTCGGCTTTGACGGCGAGGCGCTGGCGCTGATTGCGCGCGACGATCGCCAGGCGCCGACGGCGTTGCACCCTGTGCAGCGCGGCTCGTGGTCGCCGTATGTCGACCCGCAAAGCGGCGCCGTTTTCTATCGCGTGAGCGACTCGCCGCAAGGCCTCTACCGTGCCGGCGCTGAGCTCGTGCCGGCGCGTAACGTTGTGCACTTTCGCCAATACACGCCGCGGCATCCGCTGATAGGCGAAACGGCTCTTACGGCTGCAGCGCTCGCCGCCGGTATCAACGTCGCGCTATCGCAGGCGCAAGCCGCTTTCTTCTCAAACATGAATCGGCCGAGCGGCATTTTGTCGACCGATCAAACGCTATCCAAAGACCAGATGACGCGACTACGCGAGGCCTTCGAAGCGCAGGCCGCCGGTATGTCGCAAGGCAAACTGCCGATCTTAGGCAACAATCTAAAATTTCAGGCGCTCGCTATCTCGAGCGTCGACGCTCAGCTAATCGAATCGCACCGTATGAGCATTACAGAAATCGCCCGCGTTATGGGCGTGCCGCTGCCGATAATTGGAGTCATGGAAGGCGCGACCTACGCCAACGCCGAGACACTGATAAATCACTGGCTGGCCGTCGCGCTCGGCGCCTTGCTCGAGCTCATAGAGCGCCAGCTTGATCGGGCTTTTGGATTGACGCGCGACGAATACATAGAGCTCGACACAACGGTATTGCTGCGCTCGGACCTGGCCGCGCGGATTGAAGCGCTTTCGAAAGGCATTGTCGGCGGCCTCTACACGCCAAACGAGGCGCGCGAGCTCGAGGGCCTGGACCCTAAGGCGGCCGGTAACGAGCCGATGCTACAGGCGCAAATGACGCCGCTTTCATACCTGGGCAAGATTGCTGAGCTCGCCGCGACGCCGCCGGCGCCGCCGCCGCCGCCGCCGTCTAACGAAAACACCGTCAAATCCTTTGACGCCGTTCGCGCCGCTGAGCTGGTGCGCGCTCGGCTCGAGAGGCGCGCCAATGCCTGAGCAGCTCGAGGCACTGTTAGTTCAATCGCTCGAGCCGCTGGTGCTCGAGCTCGAGGCGATGCGCGGCGAGCTCGCCGAGCTCAGGGCTCACCGGCTCGACGCGCCGGCCTGGGTAGCCGGCGTCTATCGCGCCGGCGTCGTGGTGCAGCATTTCCATGGCCAGTATTTCAAGGCCGCGGCCGATACCGCGGCCGAGCCCGGCGACGGCGTCGCCTGGATCCGGCTCGGCCTTCATGGCTTCCGCTACCGCGGCCTCTATATCGCCGGCGCCGACTATCAGCCCGGCGACCTCGTGGCGAGGGACGGCGCCATGCTGCTGCAGACTGCCGGCGCGCTGGTGCACCTGGCGCTACCTGGCCGCGACGGCGCTCGAGGCCCGCGTGGCAGCGACGGCCAGGACGGCGCGCCTGGCCGGCCTGGCGCCATGGGCCCGCGTGGCGCCGACGGCGCGGCGCTCGTGAAGATTGAGGCCGCGGCCGGCCTGCTGTTCGCCGTCATGTCGGACGGCCGGCGCGACCCGATAGCGCTCGAGGCCGTACAGCTCGAGGGCCCGTCATGAGCTGGACGGCCGACACGCTCGAGGCGTTCAAGGCCTGGCTAGGCGCCACAACGCCGCCGGCCGACGATGCGACCTTGACGCGTGCGCTCGGCCTGGCGCTCGCCACCCTGGAAACCTACCTAGACAGGCCGCTTGAAAAGGCCGAGCGCACGCAAGACGACTACAACGTGGGCGGCGTAATTCTGCTGCGCGCCTGGCCAGTCGAGTCGGTGGCCACGATCGACGCCGGCGGCGTGCCGATCGCCTTTGACCCGCTGCGGCTCGACAAGCGCACCGGCCGACTCGGCGTGCCTTGCTGGTACGGCGCGACCTCGACCAAATACACCGGCGGTTTTGAGCCTATGCCGATCGACCTCGAGCACGCGCTATGGATGATCGCCGCCGCGCTCGTGCCGGCCGTACAGTCGGCCGCCGGCGCCGAGGCCGGCCAGCCGATCATCCGAGTCTCGACGCCGGATGTAGGCACGGTGGAATTCGCGCGCGCGAGCTCGAGCGGCGGGGCGGCCGATCGGCTGCTAGGCGCGACACTGTCGCCGCAAGTCGAGTCGCTCGTGCAGCGCTATCGCGCCGAGTCCGTCGTGGGTGGCGCATGAACGTTATTCAAAGCGAAGTGCGCAAGGCGTGGGAGTTCAACATCGCCTTTAACGCGTCGCCGCTTGTCTGGTGGCAGGGCGGCCAGGCGCTCGAGCTCGGCGCGGCCTATAGCGTGCCGCGCGACCTTGACCTGGCGATTGCCAACGCGCTCGGCGTCGGCGTGCGCATGATTACCATACGCGTGATAGACGCCGGCGGCCGCGTGCCGGCCGTGCTCGACCGGCTCGACATAGCCGGCGAGGCGCTGACAGTCGACGTAGTGACTCCCGTTGTGCAGGCCGGCGAGCTGTTCGGCTGGCGCTGCTATTGCGCCGGCTCGAGGCCCGGACCATGAGCGAGGCCTATAAGCGCGGCCTGGTGCGCGGCTGGTGCGACGCCGTGGCGGCGTCGCCGTTCGTGCCGACGGTAAACGACGCCGCCAAACCGCCGGCGACGAGCCCGACATGGTGGACGATCGAATGGGCGGCCGACGAATTGGAAACGATCGCCTATTGCGACGTTCGCCAGGAAACCGGCGTGCTTACTGTAATCGCCGCCGGCGAGCCGGCGATGGGCGACGCCGGCGTTGCGGCCAAGCTCGACGCCATCGTGGCCGAGCTCATGGCCAACGTTGACCCGCAAAGTCGCTTTGTAATCGAGCGGCCAGGCGCCACGACCGAGCACAGCGCCGGCACGGCGGACCGCTGGTATCGGCTGGCGACGCCGCTCGCCTATCGTTTCGTCACAGCAGCAGGAGGCTAGGCAAATGCCCGCGATGGCTTACTCGACTAAGGGACTCAAAATGTGGATCGGCGGCCCGACGGCGCCGACGGATCTAACGCCGACGGCGATCGACAAGGCCAAGCCCGCCAAGGTGACGGTGGGCAACACGGCCGCCGACGGCGACATGGTCTATATGTCGGCGACGGGCTTTCCCGAGCTCGACGGCAAATGGTTCCCCGTTGGCAATCCGACGGCGACCGAGTTCGACCTGGTGGGAAGCAATACGACCGGCTCGAGCGGCGTGCTCGGCGCGGCGCCGATCGCTCAGCTACACGCGCAAGGCGACGCGTTCGACCTGTCGTGTATTTCCAAAACCATCGCTTTCAATAGCGACGCGCCCGCGGCGATCGCCGCCGGCACTTACTGCGACCCGGCGCTGGCCATTACCTCGCCGATCATTCCGCCGACAACTATCGAGCTCGGCGGCAATATCAACATTGCGGACCCGGCCTACTCTGAGCTGCTGGCCGCTCAGGCCGACGGCGCGAGCCGGCCGTTCGACATAGAGCTCCCGTTCGGCCAGGGAGACATCGTTTACCCTGGCGTCGTGTCGCTCGTGACATGGGATTTACCCGTCGACGGCGTGCAGGCCTTTACGTGCACGAT